CCAACTGGCCAGTTTGGTCCAACCTCTGGAGTAGAAGCAGTCCCGTGAGAATACATTTTTGTTGATAAACCTCTTAGTTTCATCATCTCTTCTGTTCTATTTGATATCTGATCTGCTTGATATACCCAGTCAACAGCTTGTTTCAAAGAGGTTTCATCATGCAATGTTGCTGGAAATGCTTCAATATTAGCACTTTGCCAAACAATAGCACCAATTCTATGTGTAGTTCCAGCAGCCAACTCATCCTGAGTATCCATAATTGAGACAGTTGGTACAATGCCTAGATCAAAAGTATCATTTACTGCTGGGGATATTCTCTTAAATGGAATACGAATAAGAGGGTTTCTATTTCTTGCTGAGAATGAAAATAGTGGATGATCATTCCAGTCAGCGGCTGCCGCAAGACTACTCTTAACATTTATTACAATAGTATCTCCAGAAGTAGAACCTAAGCCAGTTCCACTATCTAGACAATAAATACCATCGGTGGTAGGAGCGTTAGCAGCTTGAAAAGCATAAGCATTAACAGCAGCTAGTCTTTCAGAAGGTAAGTCGAATGCTATCTCATAGTTATTTATTCCATTCGTTGAAAAGTAAGGAACCCAGTTCGAATTATCAAACGTAAATTCAAACCTGATGGAGATGACATTCTCATAAGTACCAGCAGGTATTGTTTGTGTTTCAATACCATCATAGTTTGGAACTAAGTCAATTGGTAGCCAAAGAGGACATATATCTGAAGTGCTACTTGTTACTGAAGCCCAACTAAAGTTATATCCTGGTGGAATAGCTTCTGGTTTTTCAATAGAAATATATCCACGATCTCTTGATAGACCAGAAATTGGTGAGCCTTGTGATAGTTCTGTTGAAGTTCTCTCACCACTCATCCATCTACGATCCTCAGAAAGTACTGAAGAACGGTCTAGTGATCCACCTCTGCCAAGTTCTAAAAATAAAACTGAGTCTGCATAAGCATTCCAACTACCAGGAGTTCCATCGTTTATGACCTCAGACCAGGAAGACACCATAAAAACTCTATTAGCCATAGCAAGAAGCCATGGTTTATGCAAATTCTTAGTTGCTTTTACTTCTGGAGTATTATCTACAATAGTTTCATATGACCAGAAGTGATAACCCCCAGCTTCTAATATAATAGAGAAGTTATAGTGAGGAATATTAAACATTATTTGTTTTTTATTTGGCTCATAACTAAGGTTTACACCAACTTGAGACTCTTTATCCCATGTATAATAGGTAGTTGGCTGAGGACTTGCCATGTTTGTTGTAGCGTTAGCTGTGTAATAAGAGTTAAGAGGGTTACTCATTCCTTCTCTAAAGAATATTTCTAATGGCTCACTTATCTTTGTGATAGTAACATTTCCATGGTTGCGATAAAAACCTGTTTTATCTGCCCAAACAATAGCACCATCTACATTTACCCAGGCATTCTGTCCAAGACAAGAAACACTTTCTGATAATACGGTTGTACGCCCACCAGAAATAAGCGAAGCATCTTCGCCTGAAGCTGGGTTATAAAGAACAGTTTTATCTTTAAGCCAAACAATAAGGTTTCCTAATGTTGAAGCAATAGCAATGATATCAGAACTGAAGTTTTGAACATTCTCAGCGATGATAGATCCAGGCTCTTCTGGGTCACTAAAATATAATAGGTTATCAACAGCATATACTGCCCGCCTACCAAGCACTGTACAGGCTTGTGGCTTGCCTAATTCATCTTGTGTTAGATAGGTAAAACCTTCAGTGAAGATGCCGTCACGAGCGTGTACAGGAGTTATTACAGCAGTTTCTGACTTAGTATCCCGATAGTCTCTATGAAACTGCCCATTAACTGACTGTCTTACTTGACGCCTTCCCATTCTATCTTCTGAAAAGTCTGAAGGGTTATAGGTCCAAATACCAGCTCTCTTTGAGCCAAATAGAAGTCTATTGTTTATTTCGCTAAACCAGAAGAACTCACCATCATCATCACTAAATACTTTATTATCTAAGTTTTCACTTTGACCAGCATCTATCCATAATTGTCTATCATACCCTTCAGTAGCATCATTTGATGTTTCATAAGATCCGTGTTGCTCCCAAACTTCTAAGGAAACATCTTCACTTGTATGTTCAATTAATACTTCTTCCCAATGCTGATCTGTTGTAACATCATAAATATGTACTGAGAATATAGTTCTTTTTTGGTCAACACGGTTTCCTATAATATCAGCTGTATGCAATATTGCTCTAAAAATACTTATAATTTGTGTATGACCAAAACTAGTAGTTATTAGCTTTGAACCTAAATGTGTTTTTAAGCCTTTATTTTGTATTGTGGTATTTCTCGTCCCTGACGTTAGCCCAGAGTCATATTCGCCTAAAACACCAAAACCAGCTCTTGTTTTCCAAGAACTTTGTTCCTTTACCATGTTTTGGATCCAAGAGACACCCTTATCAGCATCATTTGGCGAGACACCTGCTGCTAATAGATCTATAAAATTTGTTGCTTTATCTGAAATTGCCATTCTTTACTCCTAGTATCCGCAGTAAGGATCTTCCATAGCTACAAAGCGGTTAGCTCCTCTTAGCCTTCCTCTTTCAACAAAGTCGATAAGCTGTTGTTTTCTATTAGCTATTTGTCTTTCTGTTGCTGGGTTGGTTGCCCCATCAGTTTGAAAATAGGATCTACATGCGAATAAAGCGATAAGATCATGAAACTGAAGTAAGTCATCAACAAACTCATTATCTCCAGCAGTTATTTGTGTCCAGTCAACTAAGCTTAGTGGAATATATTCAATACGAATATCTTCATTTAAAGTACCTGCAAAGTGTAGTTTTCTAGCTTGAAGCATGTATCTTGCTGCATATCCAGAAGGTGATACAAGCGACTCATAAGAATAAACTGGGTTTAAGATATTCTTAACCTCAGTACCACTTAGGGTTACTACTCTAATGATCTGAGAGAGCCTTGTTCCTGTTGGAGTAGTACCAAGAAGAACATTATTAAGATCGTATTCTTTTCCTGAAACTGTAGCAGTATGTGTCGCTACATAAAACTGAGGATCTATATCAGATACAAACTGTCTAAATTCTGCATATCCTAGTTCGAGAAAAGAAGTTACATCAGCATCATCAATGAAAGTACTATCGTTTTCATCAATAAGTTTTCTAAAGAAGTTTGCTACTTCCTCTGCATAAAGCATTGTATATGAAAAGGCCATTTTATCTTATAGCTCCCGAATTAGCAGAGAGAGCTTCTCCCATGCTAGTTTCTACATTTTGTAGTTTATTTACTTCACGAAGGTTAGCTTCCTTAGATGCTTTATCGAGCAAGTCTCCTTCTAACTGAAGTTGAGTACCTGAAGCCGCTAATGCCATTTGAGCACCTGGGTCTTCTTTACTAATTGTTGGGAAGACCTTCATTTGTTCTTTAGCTTGTTCTGGAGTGAGAGTAGCGTCAGGATCCAGAGCAACACTAAGAGAAACAACGATGTCTCTAATATAGTCCTGACGTTCTTTATCCAGCATGTAGTAGTCAGGGTTTTTAACGAAGTCTCCAAAGACCTTAAGGAAAGAAGCTAAGTCATCTGTCTTAAAGATCTCAACAAGAGAGCCATCAATAACAGCCTCAAGTATTTCGCTAGCGTGTGAGATGCCTTCCATTTCTTCAAGTACATAAGCATTGCTTGTTCTAAAGCTGATATCACGTACTGCATCTTCTTTGCTGATAAGACCTGCTTGGAATAACTCAATGGCTCTGGCTTCTCTGTCAGCAGCACTATCTTGGAATAATGTTCCTGTTTGAATGAAGACTTCAGGGTTCTTAACAATTTGCTGAGAGTTAATTGCTCTAAAAGCAACTCTACCTGTATTATCGAGCATTGAATACATCTTATCTTCTGTATAATGAGCTTTCATCAACACAAGAACATCTTTAGCTACTTTTTCACAAGCATCTTCAATACCTTGTTGTGTTATTTGAAGTGAACTAATATCCTGTGCAGCCATTGCATTGATAGCCTTACCGGAAGTAATACCAATTGATCTTTTTCCAAGAGTTGTTGAGTGGATACCCGTAACATCCATTATCTCAGACTGAATTTGTCTGATGTTATCAATTACATAAGAAGGAATAGGTGCAGCTGGAACTTGTTGTGGCGTACCACCAGCTGGGTTATAGAAGATCTTTTCACCAGCTCTCTTCGAAATGGCATTTGGAGCTACTTGAGAGGACTTAGGGATGAGCCACTTTGGGTTAGCCATAAGCTCAACATTCTCAAGAATTTGTCCACGAGCTTTATTGTAGTAAGACTGAAGTTCGATGATAGGAGCAATTAAGGAAGTACCCCAAAGTTTATTTGGAATGTTCGTCCATTTTACATGATGAACTGGAAAGATGCCTTCTGGTGTTTTTCCTTTGAAAAGATACTTATCACCTAAAAGAATACCGTAGTTTCCATTCTTCATATAGACTTCATAAGTCTCTACTTTTCCTGGAGGAGTTGCATCAATTGCAAAACTATTTGCATATTCATCAGAAGCTTCTCTTTGTTCAGTAGCAAAGTCTTCAATATACTCAGCATGTTCTGGATATACTTCTTTAAGATCTTCTTTTGAATAGAAGAAACGAAGAGCAGCCCAAGTGCTTTCTTCAAGTCTCATTAAACCTTTTTCATAGAACAAGTCAAAAGGAGAAATAACCTTTGTTTTTACACGGTCAAGGTCGCTATCATAATATGTGAAGAAAGCAGCATTTCCACAAGTAAGTAGCCATTCAAGTAGTTTAGATACTGAGGTTGAGATCTTCTCATGTTCCCAGTAATATCTGAGAGCTGCTTCAGAAGCTTTAGCTTTTACAATATCTTCATTAGAAGGAGAAGCAGGCATTACCGCAACTCCAGGATATGCAGCGCTAAGCTTACTTAATAGTGTTCTATATAATGGCTGGATAAGGTTAATAGTCGGAGAGTTACTTTTCTCTTTAGTAGCTGACCAGTTTTGTAGGGTATTGTCCCAAGATAAGTGTTGCTGGCCATCTAGAAAGCGCAAGCAAAGAACCCAGATCTTCTCTTCTCTACTTTTATGAGTAGAAGCATCAGCAATTTTGCCTTTGATATCATCAAGTTTCATGTTTTTATTCCTTTATGCAAGTAGTTCGGCTAGAAGTTCATCATCAAAGTCAATATCAGATAATGTGTCAGTTAACATATCTGCATCAAAACCTTCTTGACCTAAAGCAGCACCCTTGGTTTGAGCATTCTTTTCGGCACCCTTGGTTTGAGCATTCTTTTCGGCACCTTTCTTTGAAGCTGTAAGCAGGGACATAACTCCGCCCATCTGCTCTTCGCCAACTTCACCAATTGGCCTACCGCCAACAATTTCTCCAGCACCTTTTCCAATTTTGCCACCAATTTGAGCACCAGCTGGACCCCAGTACGCACCAATAGCAGTTCCTAACAAAGAGCCCACGTCTCCGGACTTATCGCTCTTTTTCTTTTTTATCTCTGCTAGTCTTTTCTCAGCGGCAGCTTGCCTTTCTTTGTTAGTCATATTAGTTCTCCCGTCTATTTCATTTAAGGACAAAAAGAAGGGGAGCGTCCGAAGACGCTCCCCAACCTACCTATTTAACTAGGCGCAGCTTAGAATAAGATAGCTGTAAGTACTGAGTTGGCATTAGGACGCTTACAAACTACGTTGTAATACATCTTGTAAAACCCTTCCCAGTTGTCACGGTTAACAACTCTTGAAAGAACATCGCCATCATCATCAGCAAAACCTGGGCCTTCAAGCTCAGTAATGCACCAT